GCCATTTTTTGAGCCATATCAGCATCGTCATTAAAGTTAGCTGATTGAGGCTCATATCTTGATGTGAATGTATTCTTTTCTTCTAGATAGTGAGCAACAGAAGTACTATCAAGACCACCAGAAAGAAAAACACCTCGCTGTCTAACACCAATATAACTTTTTCTAATTGCTTCCTCAAGTTCATCTCTAAACTGTTCTTTACTAACATCTAAATCATTTATAAAATTATAATCATCCCATACATTAGTTGTTACTCTTTTTCTTGTTAAACAATCATATTCAATTATCTGCCCTGGAGTTAATTTAAAAGTTTCATCAATTAAAGTTAAGTAACCAGGAACATATCCAAATTGTCTATAAAGAGCAAAAGCAAAAAGATTTAATTTAGTTTCTTTTCTTTCTAATGCATGCATAGATGATGAAAATATCATACCTTTGTTAGTATTTCTATAAAATAAAGGTTTAACTCCAAAATGGTCTCTTGCTATAATTAACTTACCATCTTTATAGAAAGCTAAAGCCCACATACCTTCTAATTTACTTAAAAACTTAGGACCTTCCTCATATAATCCTTTAGCTACAGCATGAGTATCTATTTCATACTCAGGATAAAACTCTTTATGATTATAGATAGCACCATTGAATATTAGTGCGCTATCTTTATAAAGATAAGGTTGTAAAGATTGACCTATATCTCCATAGATAGCTAATAAGTTATGTCCGAAAGATACATGATGATTAGTCCAAGTAGAAGAACCATCAGGCCCTCTTCTCTTTGTATGCTCCATCATTCTATAAATTCTAGCTAACTGATTACCTTCAGTTATACCATTAATTCCGCACATTAAGAGCAAACCTTTACATTATATTTCTTTTCAAATCTTTTTGCATCTCTTTTTGTATTTACCATAGGTTCACCTCTAATATTAAGAGAGGTATTCAATAGCATAGGACATCCAGTTTCTTTATACCATTCTTCTAATAGCATTCTAAAACCTGGACTATCATCTTTACCTACAGTTTGAACTCTACTAGAACCATCTACATGTATTATAGCTGGAAACTCATCTGGTTTTTTACAATTACCTACAAATTGCATGAAAGGTGAGTCATCAGTTACAATATCAAAATATTCATTAACATGTTCTTTGAGAATAGCTGGAGCAAATGGTCTAAACATTTGTCTTCTTTTAATATTGTTGACCGTATCTTTAATCTCATTACCTCTTGGGTCTGCTAGTAAGCTTCTATGTCCTAATGCTCTAGGACCAAATTCAGCTCTTCCTGATGCTACACCTACAATCTTATTTTTCTTAAGTTCGTCTATAATATCATATACAGGGTATATTCCAGGAATCTTAGTTCCAAGATAAGGACCAGGCCATTTACAAAAGTCATCATAATGTGCTAAAGCAGCTCCTAATGAAGAACCACAATCTCCAGGATTAGGCATAATCCATACATGATCAAAATAATCATATAATATTCTATTTGCTACACAGTTAAGAGCGACTCCACCCATAAAAACTACATTAGTTCTACCAGTAAGTATATTTGCTTTATGCATTACTTCTGAAATAAACTCTTCTGTAACTACTTGAATACTACATGCTAGATCTTCTTTTTCAGCTAGAGGTAAATAATTACCAATACCTTGATGCACATTCATTCTTAATTTTAGTTTTTTAATATCTACCAAATCTTCTTTTATTTGTTTAGTAAAAGTAGGCATGCCCCAACCAGCCATACCCATTGTAATATACTCTTCATCTAATGGTTTAAGTCCGACTCTCTTAGTAAATGCTGAATACAATAAACCTAAACTATGAGGTAATTTTCTACTCCATACTTTTTTAATATTGTGACCATCCGCATCCCAAATTGTAATAGTTTCAAATTCACCAATAGCATCTATAACTACAATAGCAGCATCTCTAAATGGACTTGAATAATAACCTGCTGTTGCATGAGTATAATGATGGTCAAATAATTGAACAGGAGCATCAATACCGAATGATTGCATATATGTTTCTGGATGAGTATCGAAAGGAGAGTATCTCCATTCACCAGTTAATAGCTTTCTAATATTCTTTTTCCAAGGTTTTTCATACCATGCTACAGCATCAGGTTTACCAAACTTTAAGGCTTCCTTAATGATCTTATCATTAAGATGCTTATCATGCTTTATACCAGAATATCTTTCAGAGTGAGCTGCAAAAACAATCTCACCGTTTTTAATTACGCTTAGTCCAGCGTCATGGAAGTATGCAGATACTCCCCAAATAATTTTATTTTCCATTAGTGATATATAAATGGATCTTTAGATTTCATTTCTTTGATCTTCTTCTTCATCTCAAAATAAATTCTAATTTTTGTAATAATTTTTTTAAAGAAGTTTACCATTTTCTATGAACTCTAAGAGTCCCTCCGCCCATAATTTATGTCCATCATAAGATGGATGCTCATCAACTCCAGCTTCGAGTTGGTAGTTATTATCTCTACAAAAAGTTAAATGGTCTGTATCTTTTTTATATACTTTAGACCAATCTACCATTTCGTAGAGCAGTTGACTATCTCGAGTTCTAAGATCAAAAGTCTGTGGTAACCCGAAATACATAACATATTTAATACCGTTTAATTTAAAGTAATTCTGCAGATCTAGTATGTTATTACAAGTATCGAATGTATCATCCATTGTGTCATCATACTTTTTCTGCTTCATATAGAACTGGTACTCTTCATGCTTTACCCATGTCCTCCAAGGGGTATCAAGGTCTAACCATCTGTCTAAACCTAATGCAGGGTAATCTTTTCTTCCTGGACCTGACCATTGAATAACAGCAAAAGCATTTTTCTTTCTCTCAGTATCATATTCATAATACAATTTTGATGTAATAGCTATTCTTCTATTACCTCTTCCTCCTCTACCATATTGAGTAGATTCTAAGTTGTAATGATCAGCTACTAATCTACTAGCAAAAGTATCTACTTTAGCGTTAGCAGTTTTTCTATTAGTACTGAACGAACATCCATTTGTAAATACATGGTTCAACGTGAAGATCCTTGTGCTCTATATTTTTTAAAGCTTCTTCTTTTGTTTTTGTTCATCATTGCTACTGAAGGTTTACGTCCAATAGAGGTCTTCTTTGGATTTGAAATGTGTGTTGTTTGAGGTCTAAATCGCGTTGGCATAATATACTCCTAAAAAATTAATGGCACTTCTGTTGCCAGGTAGTACCCACCCCGCTAATCGCTACTAAGTCGACTAGGCTGAAGCTGCAAGAGCTTCCTGCACAAGTGAGACACGCTCGACTTTTACAGGTAAGATTGAAGCAAAAGTAGTGCTTTTTTTAGCATTTACTTTAATGTACGTATCTCTAAGAAAACTTTTCAACATACGTCGATCCTATTTCGCCCCCATAAGAAACACTCAACTATGCAAGTGTTTATGGTGGAGGCGCCGGGTACCGCCCCCGGGTCCGTCCTATCTATTGCGAGATCCATCATCAAGCAACGTACTAAATATTTATATGGGAAAAGCGAAAAAAGTTTTTAGAGTTTATGTAACTTATTTTCCAGATGGAAGATATTACATAGGTTTCTCTCAAAAACCAGAAAAACAATATGTTAATTATTATGGTTCCTCTAAAGAAGTTTTAGAATACGATAAAAGTTTACTTATAAAAGATACAATAGTAGTCTACACTGAAAAGAACAAAGCAAAGATGCAAGAGTTTCTTTTACAATGGTGGCATAGACATGATCCTAAGTGTATCAATGATATGTTGAATATAAGATTAAGATCTAAGTATCTTGATGGTTTTGTTCCGGTACATTGGAGTCCTCGTGACATTCGTCAGTTAGAATTAGATTTCCATAATTAGGCCATCCATAATCATCAGGTGATTCACCTATGTACCGCCATCTAACAACTCCAGTATCAGGATTTCTCTCGTAGATTTTAGGTCGATTCAACTAATAATCCTGGATTGTTTTCTAATTCTTTAATAGTTTCAAGCTTATCTCTAGCATCAGTCATCGAAGCAATAAGTTTATCCATCTCTTCAACATGCTGAGGATGTTCTCCAATAGCAACTGGATTGTTAAGATATACTTGAATTGTAGCTTCAGCTTCTTTATACTGAGCTTCATACTTAGCTTTAAGAGCTCCTACAAATCGTTCTTTATACATTATCTACCATCTCCTAACAAAGTAGTATAACCAGGTGTATCCTTAGTTATATTTCTAAATGCATCACTAGGTTCGTAAACCTGAATTTGCATTCCGTATCTATAAGTATCATCGACTTCATTAAATTTTTCAACTGCATGAAAGCACCAACGAGACTTAAAGAAAACAAATAATTGATTAGGCTTATATGACATTTGAGCTGCTTTAGTAAAACCATCAAAACCAAAATGTCTACCTCCGTAAGAGATATCTTTATCTTTAGCTTGCCATAAAGAAGTACCTAAATGCTCAAATCCTTCTTGTTTAGGAAATGAAAATATATTAGTAAAAACTCTATCTTCTCTATCTGTATGAGGTCCAATAAAATAATCTTTATCATGTCTCTGTACAAACCATTCTTGTACTACACTATCTGACCATTTATTATCTTTCATTAATGGTCCAAATTGAGTAGCAAAATAAGTTTTAAAATGATTTGCAATTGTATTTACATACCAATTATCTTTGATTAATACGTCATGAATAATCTGCCAAAACTGCACATCAGGCTGTGTTTTATCTGCTTTCACGATGTCATAACAATCTACTTGTTTACGAATCTGATAGTGAGAGTTGTTCTTACTATGCTTTTGTAACCAAGGTTTAGATAAATGTGATTGAGTTATTAAAGGGTTACACTCATGAAACCCTTCATAGATGCTTTTAGGCCAAATATTTTCTACCTGAAAATGTGGAAAAGGATATAACTCTACTTCCACATTCTCGATAGCAGCACGCATATGCTTTCTTATTTTTTTTACATGATCTTCTGTATTCACGCAACGCTCCTTTTTTGATCCTCGCGGGCATGCCACGAAGTACTACGTTTATACTCCCCCCAATCGCCTTCTAATCCGTTAACCGAATATTCTGTAACTCTCTTCTCAAAGAAGTTATCATGAGAAGCTCCATTAAGAATCCAATCTAGCCATTGAATCGGGTTATCTTTTACATTATATTTAGGTTTCATTCCCAATTGTAGTAATCGTCTATCTGCAATATGTCTAATGTACTTCTTTACTTCATCTTCAGTTAAACCTTCGATGGTAGCGTTTTTGAATGCAAGTTTAATAAACTTATCTTCTAATGCTACAGAATCTTTAGCCATTTGATATATCTTAGACTTTAACTCGTCGTTTACTACTTTAGGATGCTCACTTACGAACTCTCTAAATAGTTTTGCATTTCCCATTACATGAATAGACTCATCTCTAATAGACCACTCAACAATGGTTCCCATTCCCTTCATTTTACCAAAACGTTGGAAATTAAGTAACATAACAAAAGATGCAAATAATGACATTCCTTCGTTAAAAACTGACTGAGCAAAAGCTAGTGCTAATCCTTGATGAGTACTTACATTATTATCTTGCATGAACTCAATCTTGTCAGCCATTTCAGAATATTCCATAAACTTATGAAAGTCTTCTTCTGGTAAACCTAGAGTATCATTCAATAAAGCATATGCTCTTTGATGAACTCCTTCTCTACTAGCAAAAGAGCCTAACATGTTTCGTGCTTCATTATTTTTAATCTTAGGAATAAGATAGTCAAAATAATTTTGTCCTACTTGAACGTCAGACTGAGTAAACAATCTAAGAATATGAGTAATAAACTCTTTTTCTTGATCACTTAATTTAGTCTTCCAATCTTGTACATCTTCTGATAACTCAGCTTCGTCTTCTACCCAATGCACTTCTTCATGTTTTTTAGTAAGCTCTACTGCCCAGGGGTAAATAAAAGGGCGGTAAGCTTTTGACTCTTGTAAAAGCATTTATTCCTCTTGTTTCAGTTTCTCGTCTAACACAATAGACTTTTCTAATTTATTAATTCGCTCATTCATTTCAAACATGATCTCAGCGATAGCTCTAAAAGTTTCTTTATCTGGAGAACCTCTTAGTACTACTCTGTCTAACTGAGCTTTTAACTTATCTGTATATGATGCCATAATATACTCCTATCCTTGGCAGGCTACGCACTCATCGCCTTCTTCTACTTGAGCATTATTTAGTAATGCCATTAGTTGATCATAACCACCTACATATTCTCCATTTAAATATATTTGCGGTAATGTAGTTACTTTTCTTCCAGTAACCTCTGCAGCAGTTTTACCTGCTAACTCTAAATCGATATACTCATATTGTATACCTCTCATACCTAGTTCGTCCTTAGCCATTTCACAATATTGACATCCAGGTCTACCATATAAGATATTAGTTTTATCATCTTCTAAAGCTACTCTTTCAACTTTATCTGCAACAGTCTCTGCTCTAGATTTAGATTCAGTTCTAAGATAATATAAACCTTTTAATTTCTTTTCCCATGCTTGTAAATGAACTTCATTAACATAGTTTCTATCAACTCCAGAAGGGAAGAATAAGTTAACTGATTGACCTTGACATATAAATCTTTGTCTATCAGCTGCTAATTCGACAACCCATCTTTGATCTAACTCTTGAGCAGTTTTAAAAATATCTTTTTCTTTCTTATTCAATTTAGTTAGATGTTGGACTGATCCTTTATTTGTTATAATGGAACTCCAAGTTTTTTCTGTATTAATTCCTTTTTCTTCTAACACTTTTTCTAGATACTTATTCTTTACTAAGAATGACCCGCCTCTAGTTCTATGAGTATAAGCATTAGCTTTCATCGGTTCAATACTAGGAGAAGTAGAAAGAATGATACCAGAACTAGCGTTGGGAGCGATAGCAAGTAAGTGCGCATTTCTAAGACCAGTTCCCATACCATCAGGATACTCTCCTCTCTCTTCAGCTAATTTTTTAGATTGAGCGACTGCATTTTGTTTTATCTTATGAAAAATTACAGTATTATGCACTTTAGCACTTTCATTTTCCCACGGAATACCTTTTTTATGTAAATAAGAATGGAAACCCATAGCACCAATACCAATAGATCTTTCTCTCTTAGCACTATATTTTGCTCTCATAATTTCATTAGGAGCGTTTTCAATGAAATATTCTAAAACGTTATCCAACATAGTAGTTATATCTTGAACAATAGTAGTATCTTTCCATTCATCATAGTACTCTAAATTAAGAGAAGATAAACAACATACAGCAGTTCTATCTGCTGCAGTAGGTAAATGTATTTCGTTACATAAGTTAGACCCGTGAATCTTTAAACCTATATTTTTTAAATTTGAGGGTAACGAAGCGTTAGCAGTATCAATAAAGTTAAGATATGGCTCACCAGTCCTGAATCTAATTTCAATAATACGTTCCCATAGTTTTCTTGCATCAACAGTCTCCTTTACAGCACCATCTTTAGGATCAATAAGATTCCAAGGTTGATTTTCAAATACAGCATGCATAAAATTATCAGTAACATTTACAGCATTATGTAAATTTAAAGCTTTTCTTTGAACGTCTCCAGTAGGTATTCTCATATTAATGAATTCCATAATATCTGGATGGCTAATATCTAGATAAGCAGCATAACTACCTTTTCTAGTTTTACCTTGTCTATAAGCTATCATATCAGCATCTACCGTATGAAGAAAAGGTATAGGACCTGGAGCAATATCAGAAACAGTTCTAACATCAGACCAATGACCTCCTACTCCACCTCCAAAAATACTTAAGTATCTTAACTCAGATGAATGTTGAATTAACCCATCAATAGTATCAGGAACATAAGTAAGAAAACAAGAAATAGGCATTCCTTTATTATTCTTCTCTCCATTAGGAGCATTAGATAAAACAGGAGAAGCAAATAGAAAATATTTTTTACTTACATAATCATATAATCTTTGAGCTAATGCTTCATCAGTAGCACCTTTATAAGTAGACCAAGCCCACGAAGCTCTTGCAAATGCTTCTTGAGGCGACTTCTCACTAGGTCTCATATAGAAATCTTTGAGAAGGTTTATTGAATATTCAGTTAGTAAACTATCTCTAGAGAGATCGATTTTAATTTTTTCGTATTTCATTGGGTTTTTTTCCAAGCATTCAGTTGTAATTTTCCGGTCAGTCCACTAAAGGTGTTACTGGTAACGACAGCATTGACGTCGATACCGGCAAGTGTCATTTCGTTAATGTCTTTTTCTTTAATATGATCTGGCCAGATCACTACCTTGAATTGTCGATCAAGGTATTTAGCTACCTTGTCAACAATCTGCCTATTACGCGGCTCGTTATCTAATATGATTGTTGCAAGCTTAGAATATTTATTATCAATATCGTTCGCTCCGCATAAAGCTACACAATTTTTTATAAAAAAACTGTCGATAGGGCCTTCTACTACATTAAAAGGTTTAGTGACATCGACTTTATCTAAACCATATATTCTCTCATTATTATTAAAGTACATAGTGAGGTATCTCATTTCATTATCATCTAAGGCTCTACCCTGCATACCATATATCTTACCTTCACTATTACGAATAGGTATTACTAATCGCGGTGATTCATCTCCTTTAACCATGATATTTCCCGTTGAAATACCAATCTCTCTAAACCGTTCACTGTAATAGAGATCCACCAGAAGGCTACTATCGATGCCACGAGACCGTACATAACGTACGCACTTATGGCTATCAGGTAAAGTATCCAACCTCTCACAATAACGTAGCACACTACTATAGTCCACGTTTTGGCGGATATCAATCCTAGTATTCCTACTCCCAGTATCAACTGACTTATTAGCATCATATTCTTTTACCTTCTCATAGTTCAAATCTCTTTGACACCCGTGACAAAGAAACATTTCTACTTCAGTTTTATACACAAAAGCAGTATCGCTACAATAAGGACATTTAACTTCTTTTACATCAAGCATAATATAGTTATATTAAACTCTTGATAAAATTTTCGTTAAGTTCTTTCTTTTTTTCGAAGGACCTGTAGGACCGGCTAGTCCAGAGGCATTTGCTTGAGAATTTGTTGTTGTAGGACTAAGAGGACCACCTAATGCAGCTCCAGAATGCATTTCTATCATAATAGCTTCTTCCATAGCGGCTAGGTAACCTTCTTTAGTTCCTATATCATGCTCAAGTTTAGGTATAATTCTATTTTCTTCTAATTTTTCCATAAGTGCATTTGCTGTTTCATTATTATATTCATCTTGTACATGTTCTTTAAGAAGAGCTAAAGCAGCAATATATGATGCTAGTCTAGTCTTACCTAATGGTACTTTTCCAAGTAATCTTTTCATATTAAGTACTAATCTGTCTACTAGAGTCATAGCACCTTTTTCTTCTGAGGATTTAGCTTTCTTTAATGACTTACCATCTGCATCAATTAAGCCTAATTCAAACGCCTTCATTTTATTATAAGGAGTTACTAGCTTCTTAAGTATCCTAAAAATAATTAATGTATCTACAACGTTAACGGCTGGCATTGTCCATTTCCTTCAATAATTTTGCAGTATACAAACAATGTCCTATATCTGCGTATTCCTTACTATCTAATAAACTAAGATAAGTTAGTACGGTTTTAAAGACTTCTTTTTCTTCTTCTGTAGCAAAGGCAAATAATATTTTCTTTGCTGCATTTCTTTCAAAGTTATTTGTAAAACATATTATGTGATTTACTAATAACCTTATATTTTTAGTCTTATCTGTATTTACTTTCTTAGCGAGTTTCTTTGCTAATTTAAATCTATTTAAGTCTTCAATAAATTCTTCTTTACTATGACAAAACGGATTTGTATAATTTTTCGCAGCAAATAACTCTATCGTATCAGCATTTAATTCCATTATCTACTTATTTACGCCTATATCCTTCTTGGTGTCTATCATTACCTTCGGCTTTACATTTATCTTTTGTTCTTCTTTACTTACTGTAATTTTTTTAGCTGTAGGTTCTATCTTCTTGTCTAATACTTTTCGACCAATCTTTACTTGAGACCCAGGTTGAGGCTGTACTGGAGGAGGAGCTGGTGGCTGCTCTTCAGGTGGCTGTTCTTGTTCCATATCCTGATCAGGCATTGGTTCTTTCTCAATAGTCTTATGAGTTTCACCGCCATTAGCATGTTTCTTTACTTCTGTTTCTTTTGTTTTAGTATTTCTATCATGCGCTTTCTTTTCAGCTTCTTCTATTTCGGTTTCTTCTCTATAACCTCTTCTTCTTAAATCTCTATGCTTTTCTCTATCCATTTTAGCTTTCGCTTCTTTGGATCTTTCTAAACCATTTTTACCACGAGAAATCTCAACGCCAGAATTGATTCTTTCGCTAAGAAATTCAGTGAGTTCATTCATATTTTTGAATTGTGCTAGTATATTTGGATCAATTGACATTTTACTTCTCTCTTTCTAATTATTTATTAAGAAAAGAAGTCGACTAGTGTAGCCCTTTTAACAGAAGACCAACCAATTGGATCTAATATATGTTTGAAAGGTTCAGTAACAGTTTTAGAAAACATTTTTTCATAATCAATATACTTATTGATATCTACTTCATCCGGTAAAGAAGTCATAAAAGATATAACATGAGTACCTACGTTATTAGGTTCTCTAAGATATACAAATCTACCCTTCTCTCCATTATTAATCTTTTCCCATTTCTTGGTTAAGTTTTTCTGTTCTAGTAATCTATTGAAAGCAATAGCACCTCTTACATGAGGAGGAGTACCTTTCATAAACCCTTCTTTAATAGTATAATCAGTAATAGAGTTCATAGTTCTAGGAAAAGCAATATCCTGAGGAACCATTTTCATATATTCTTCTTTAACTTCTTTAATATATTTCTGTAAAGTCTCTTCATCAGTTTGCAAAGTAAGAGTAATCATGTTAAGGAGTTTCCCTCTCATAATTTGAGGAGTAGAAGATCTAATAGCATCTAAACCTTGAATCTTTATCTTAGCTTCTTTATGTCTAACACCTTCAGTATCCCATACAGACATAGCATATCGTTTCTTAGCAGTCCATACAGCAGTTTCAGCAATACACTCTCGTTTCATTACCATCTTCTGACCTCTAGTATTCATATACTTAGATACGTCTTGATAACCTTCTTCTAGTATTCTATCTAATTGCTCTTCAGCTATCTTATCTAAAATATCAATGATTTCTTCTCTAGACTTATCAGAGAAAAATTTATCTACAAGAGGTTGAACGTTAAGATAATTAGAGTCAGTATCGATAGCAATAATATAATCTTTATTTTCAGTCTTAAGTAGTTTATTCATAAAAGCATTTAAGTTCTTTTCAGCTTCTTGAATAATAAACTGACCTGATAGAGTAATAGATTCACCTAATCGTTGATCGTACCATCTATAGAACTTATTAGTAATAGCACCATAACCACTATTCAATAGAATCTTTCTAACTTGCTGATTATTCTGTTCGTAAGTAGAAGGTTCACCTTTCTTCTGCTTTTCTATCATTCTATCTTTGAATATAAGTCTCTCTTCGTAAAGAGTTCTCATAATACGAGGCATTATACCTTCGATCTTATCATGATACTTCCAACCAGAACCTGCAATAATTTTACCTTTACAATCGTCAGGTAAAGGTTCTCTATTTAAGAATCGTCTTATACGTTCTTCAGGAGATATATCAGCCCATACTTTAGATTCGTTTATGATAGTCTCAGGAGAAATATTATATTGCATAACAAGATGAGGATATAGAGAGTTTAAGTCAAAAGATAAAACCCATCCATGTTTACCTGCAATAGGTTCTTTTACATGACCGCCAGGTATCTGAGAAGTCTTATCACCTGCAACTATATTAAAGTGAGGATGTTTATTTTCTTTAATTAGCTCTTTATTGATGAGGGAGTCCCACGCTCTCACAGGTGAACTTACTTCGTCATAGTTAAGAGATGCTTTATAAGCCATAGCTAACTGAGCGTCTATTAGACCCATCTTTTTATCGAGTAAACCTACTAGATTAACATCTTGAATATTATAATCGATAAATTTTTGATAATTACTATAGTAAAGCATATGCAAACCAGTTACTTCACTATGATCTAACTTACGTTGACCTAGCTCTAAGTGAGCTACCCAATCTAGTCTATAAGACTCTTGTATTCTATTTCTTCTATAGAGTACAATATAGTCAATAACAGATACACCTTTCATAGCTACTTCAGTTTCTATACCTCTTCTAGTCTGATACTCTCTCATATCACATCTACCCCAAGGAGATAACTTACCAGCATCGAAACCAAGATTATTCAATCTATTATACAAATAAGGCATATCGAAACCTGCAACGTTCCAACCCGTTACAACATGAGGACAATTATCTTTCCAGAACTTAAGAAACTTAGTTAGTAGATCATGCTCAGAAGAACATTTAATATAAACAACTTTATCGATAATCTCTTGAGGTAATTCAGATTTAGAACTATCCCAGTCGTTATCACCTAAAGTAATATACTTATCAGAAATATTATCGTGAATACAAATAGCAGTAACAGGATAAGCAGCTTCTTTAGCAGTAGGAAAACCTTCGTTAGAAGTTACCTCGATATCAATATTAAAAGTTCTAATCTCATCTCTGTTATAAGTCTTTTCAGCATTAGGAAAAGTCTCATTGATATAACTAGAATGAAATAAAGGAAAACCGTAAAGTTTAAGATTAGTATCTTCATGCTTTTTAGCAAACTCAGTAGCTTCTTGCATCTTATCAAACTGAGTAGGTTTAAGCGGCGTACCATAAAGACTAGTTACACCAGTCTCTTTTTTAGATTCAATATAAAGAGTAGGAGAGTAATTAAGTTTATCTCTAAACTCTTTACCATCTGAAATACCTCTTACAAAGAGAGTATTACCCCATCGATTAACATTAGTATAATATTTACTCATACAATAGTTATAGTGGTAAAGTTATTTCTTTTTACCGATCGTATAATTTTGTTTGAGTTGCCATTTGGCTTTTTCTTTGAAGGGAATAATTTTAACCCGAGCCAGTGAGTTTGGCTCGGATTTAGGTTTTTCAACAATAGTACATAAATTCCATTGTTCGAGTAGCTTTGCGATTCCATTTCGTCTCTTAATATCATCTTCTTTTAACTCTCGTTCATAACCATCTAAAATAAACAACTCTCTATAATGACATAGAAAATATTTACCTCTCTTATGGAGTAAATGACATGTTTGAACGAGTTTATTATCAGAACCTTCAACACCTATTCGTGTCAGAGTTTCGACAATTTTAAGGAAATTATCGCGTTCGCCTAATTTAACTTCTAATAAATTTTCTATCATAACCTAATCATCATTTATAAGTTATTTAATAGATTTAGATACTAGTCGTTAAGTTGGTCTTTCCAGTTCTCTGCTAATTCTGCGGCTCTATTAGTTAACCATTCAGCAGCAGCTGTATCACCTGACTCTTTTGCTACATCTGCTTCTTGAATACAGTTATAGATTTTAGCCATCATAGTTATTCTTTGGTCCTGAATTTCATGACCATGTTCGTCTTTACTAATAAGTCTGCACTTATTTTTAATTTCATCTAAAGATGCTTTAGTAATATCAAATGACATTTGAATGTCTCCCTTGTTAATTAACTAATTATTTATTAGTTTTAGTTAATTTATTGCACACATAAGATTTACCATTAGGTGAATCTATTGTTAAAGCTGGAATTCCTGGTGTAGCTTCTCTACATTCGATTTGCGTCCAAGAATAACCTTCTTTTAATTGTTTGCTTGAAGTATCAATAAACTCCTTATTATTAATTCCAAACATAGCAATTAGTAAAAATGCATATATCATTATTTGCCTCCCTTTCTGTTATTATACCATTGTTTAATTTGTTCTAGCTGTTCTTTATCTAAAATCTTTTCGTATTGTTTAGCTACTTTATGTGAGACTGAAAAATATTCTTTGACCATATCAGTATAGTCTGAAGTAAATTTCTTAGCCCATTTCGCGAAATAATTTTTCTTAGGAAGTCCATGATAGTAGAAGTCAAAACATATTTGATCTGATAAGCTATCATATTTATTCATTTCATTAGCGAATAACACAGTATCAGAACGTTGACTCATACCTAAGTTAGTTAAAAATTTATTGAAACCGAAAGTAGACTCAGGATAATTTTTATTAGATATATTTTTTAGTAACTCAAAAGGATTAGCTTTTACTTCTTCAGCTACATACTCTTCTTTTCTTTCAATAATATTTCCGAATAGATCTATTTCCATTTTACACTCTTCATTACTTCAACTACAAAAGCAGCTAAGTTAATTTCTTGATTAGTTACAAAAGCAGCTTTATGTTGATACTCACCCATAATTAATATAAGATTAGGTAAAGATGCAGGTTCTACATATTCATTTATATTAGTATACAAGTCATCAAATAACTGATCAGTCTCAGGATTATCTGCAATCCATTGCCTACAAGACTTAAAGTCACCTTTCTTCATAAAACCTATAAGAGATTTTACTTTAGAAGTATCTACTAATGCAATAATACCAGAATCAATCTTACCATTAACTTGACTATATCTCTGAAGTTCATTAATAGTTCTTCTAGTATCAGGATAGAATCGTTTAACTATTTCTAGTACAGCAGTCTGATTAAAGTCTATCTTTTCAAACTGCAATATAGATATCATACGTTTAGCAATAGAAGCCATAATCTGAGCCTTCTCTTCTTTACCTACAGTAAAGTCTACTACAGAACATCTACTATGAAGAGGAGGTATAATTTTATGCTTATAGTTACAAGTAAGTATGAATCTACTATTCTTAGAGAACTCTTCTATAAAGTTTCTAAGAGCTGGTTGAACAGCAGGTCCTAAGTAATCAGCTTCATCAATAATAACTACTTTAGGTTTATCTTTCATAGAAGTAGTCGATACAAACTTTTTAATTTTATCTCTAAGTATATCTATAGACCTACCTTCATCAGAACCATTAACTACAATATAATCACAATCAAGTTCTTTACAAAGAGCTTTAGCAGCAGTAGTCTTACCTGTACCTGCTGAACCTGAGAAAAGCAGGTTAGTTACTTCACCCTGCTTGATTAAATTATAGAATACTTTTTTAAGATTATCTGGTAAGATAGTTTCTTCTATGTTATCCGGACGATATTTCTCAGCCCAAATAAATTGTTCACCTGCCACGTCTTTTCCTTTCAAATCTAGGTTCCGGTTCGCCGTTCTTTCTTCTATTATAGCTTCTTAATGCGTCTTGGCGCCTTTTTTCTACTTCTTGAGGATGGTAAGCTTCAGACCATTTCCACATTCCGTTTTCTTTGGCCCACATACCTAATTGTTCAGGTGAGTGCTTTCTTGGCATCTTTTTCCTTTCTTTCTTCTATTAAAATACTTAATTGTAAAGGTACAAGCATATGGAGTTTATAATTTTCTGATTTAGGATCATCTCTAAGTTTATCAGATAATAACTCAACATAGTCCATTGCATCAGCAACAGATAACTCTAATAATTTTACATGTACCTCTTTACCAGAAGCTAAATATTTGTCTGCTGCAAGATGCGCATCCATAATAGCTTCTTCTAGAGACATTCTTTCTTCTGGAGTCATTAATTGTTTTTTACCCTTTTTCATAACTACCTTCAGGTTGTAACGCTACATAATAATTGATATAGTTACCAGTAAATCTAGCTAAACCTTTAGTACAAATAGCTACGTCATAATCATCTGGAACCATCTTAAGTTTATCTACAGAGATAGATAAATTATACTTATCATCAGTATCAGGAGTATCAACACTAAACTGATTAGAGTTAGGTACTGCTTTATCATGAACTACAATACCGTCATTAGTAAAAGTTAAGTCACTAGCATTATTAATAGAAGCAGCTCTTACTATCATACCTAAAGTATTTCTATCTATTTGTAGTTTAATCTCTTCAGAAGGTAAAGTAACACCTTTCTCAGGAGGTTGAGTAATAACAGTAGGATCAGCATAAAAATATTTCTGCTTAGTTTTACCTTGAATAAGTAACATATGATCGTCTTCTAAAGTAATATCAGGATCTTCAAATAAAGATATAACTCCTAATAACTCATTTAGATCATATATAGAAACCTGTTTATCAAAGGTCTCCTCAATGGTAGCATCAGCAAATACATCTTTAACGTTACTAATAGTTTCTATCTTATTACCAGGTTTAATAACGATAGATTGATTAATAGCAGAAAAGTTCTTAAGTATAGCTAACGTTTGCTTGCTCAGTTTCATTTCTTTTTCCTTCTAGTTTTTCTTGTTATAGTAACTTCTTCGACTTTTTTCAAATCATCAATTGTATAGACATCTCCAGGTTTATATTTAGCTGTAGGAGATGATGCAATGACTTGCCATTTAGTTTTCATTTGCATATCACTGCCCCAGAAATCGCATATCCAATCTCCGTGTCTTAGATACCAGTTAATGTCTTGAGTATAACCATACCACCTATTCATCTCAGCGTTTCTATGAGCCCACTCTTTATTAGTAAGACCTTTTTGTTTAAGACTAGATTTTGCAGAAGAATATAATTCTTTAGCATTCTTTAACCAAGCTAATACATCTTCTAATGGTCTTGCATCTGGTAGATAAACTGAAGGATGATGAGTCAACTTCTTAGTAGGGTTCTTAGCTTGCTTAGCTGCTCTAGCTTTTGCTAGTCTTTCAACAGCTTTAGCTTTCTGTTCTTCAGACATAGGTTTACGAGATTTTCGAAACTTAGTTCTTTTAGGAGTAAGTTCATCAATAAGCTTTTGCTTACTAGTTTTAGTAACACGATTAGCCATATAGCACCTCAAAATTATTGGTATCTATATTATTATAGTTGATTTTTTGAAAAAGTTTATTCTTTGTCTTTGTGGAAGGAAACGAGCCACTTAATATCATTCTTAATTTCTGCGATACTTGTTGTTATATGCTTTAAATGATTAGTCTCAATAATGTACACACGCCAGGCGACAAAACCGACGACGGACACAAGAGTAGTAACAAACATAGTTTCGTAAAAATCCATAATAGCTCCGATAAATTAATTTTTTAAATGTAATTGCTGTTTTACCTACAGGAGCTACCTGGTTGAATTATTTATTATTCGTAAACTTTGTTATGAGTATTATTCACTAAAATAAAGGTACTACACTTACTTAATTCTCTTATCTTAGCTGCTCCAACATAAGTACAAGCAGATCTTAAACCACCTAATATACTTTGTACAGTAGGTTCTAAAGGTCCTTTAAATGGCATAGTAACAACTTTACCTTCAGCACTTTTATATTTACTTAACCCACCATCATACTTATTCTGAGCTACTTCAGATGACATACCATAAAACTGCTTTACCATTTCACCATCTCTATTAACAAGATCACCACCAGATTCTTCGTGACCTGCTAACATACCACCTAGCATAGTAAAGTGAGCTCCAGCACCAAATGCTTTTGCTACATCGCCTGGAGATGTACAACCACCATCTGAAATAACATGTCCACCTAATCCATTAGCAGCATCACTACATTCTATAACTGCAGATAATTGAGGAAAACCTACTCCTGTTTGTATTCTAGTAGTACATACAGAACCTGGTCCTATACCAATTTTAATAATATCTGCTCCGCTTAAAATAAGCTCTTGCGTTTGATCAGCAGTACATACATTACCAGCAACTATAATAGTATTAGGATTTTCTTCTCTAAAACTTTTTATAAAATTAATAAACCTTTCAGTATATCCATTTGCTACATCAATATTAACAAACTTTATAGTATCTTTTGGAAGTTTACTTTTTAGCATTTTCCATTTCTGAGTATCTAAATCTGTAATACCCATTGAGTAAGCTAAATTCTCTCTCTTTTCAGAAGCAAAAAGATCATACAAAGTATCAATATTATAATGTTTATGAAGAAAGGTAAGTATCTTATAACGATTAAGTACTTTGTATGTCTCTACAGTACCTGTTGCATCCATATTAGAAGCAATAATAGGAATACCTTCCCATTGGCGGTTACTATTTTTAAAAGTAAATTTTCTCTCTAATCTTACTTGTGATCTAGATTCAAGTGTACTTCTTTTAGGTTTTAAAAGTACATCATTAAAATCTAATTTAATATCTGTTTCAATTCTCATTTAATCCTCGGGTATGTTAAATTGGTTCTCCCAAGGGAAAACTATCCAAGCATCAGGGTCACCATCTGTTGCTTTTTCTGTTAATTCTTCTCCTACAAACAACGCTGAATAAGGAGCACTTACTCTTTCTAATACCATAGCAAATTCATATTTAAAAGTTAAGTTATCTCTATTGCTTAACATTCTATCATCAATATATGCTAATGTACCACTACTATCATTTATATCGTCAATAAACAATACTTTTTTATCTTCAGAGAAATGAGTTGCAATATCAAAAAAATGTTGGAATCCCATAGCGTTTGACACCACATTATCTCTTAATCTTATATCTAAAGGTAAAAAAGGTTTATCCATTATATGAGATAATTGAATACCTGGAATAGCTCCACCTCTTACAACACCAACTATATAATCAGGAACCCATTCTTTACGATAAAGATCTAATGCAATTCCATGCACTAGATGATCTATTTTTTGCCAAGTATAATAAACTTTATTCATGTTCTCCGCCTACATCCTTAGGATCTAGTTCAACTCTTTTTCCGTTTACATAAATTGCTCTAGAACGACTAGGTGTATGATATGTAAAATTTAATTTTCTTGCTGATGTAAATGTAGCTACAGTTACTACAATAGCTGATATAAGAAAAATATGAGCAATAGTAGTTATACCAAAAACCCACATACTACCAAAGTAACTCGAAAAAGCTATACACCACATCCATGCAAGTATCTGCATTACCATATGTCTAACTTGCAAATCAGGAATATTTTTTAAAGGGTTATAGTTAAAATTCATAACAGCATTCCAACTATCATATATGAATTGTCTCATTTTAGATCCTTTTGTAGTTTTTCTAATAACTCCTTATGTTCTCTTACAACACGTAAACAGTTAGGCATATCCGTTCTATAATTAATCCAAATTTTTCTTAATACTTTAGCATCACCTGAATCATTCAAACAATCTGCTGAACTCAGATTGTCTGAAATTACTTTTTCTAATTCAGTTAATTTTTCAATATTATAAAACATTTATTTTTTAAACTTTAGCCTATGTTCAATACCATTTATCACAAATGTTATAGTAGAGTGAGAATAAATTGTTTCCATCGACTCATTATACCTTGTAGTTTTATTACAAATAAGTTTAGTTCCACCTGAAGCATCACTATTTTGATTAGCAATAATACCACCTATAATAGCTCCTGCAGTACCTCCATCAGGAAGATTTTTAGTAACATTATTACCTATAGCACCTCCAATAAGAGCTCCTAATAAAGTATCAGCTGTCTTATCTCCTGATACTTCTCTTTCAGAACAAACTTCTACTGTATAAGGTGTTCTTCGAATAATTTTTTTATATTCATCTGAAACCGTTCCTCTTACAGTTTGGTTTAATTTAGTTTCAACTGAAGTTTGAGCTGAAACAGGAAAAATAATGGAGCAGCATAAAGCTACTCCAAGGGGAATTAATTTAAGCATTAGCCATCTCCATTGCTGTTTTAACTGCATTAATCTTTTTAGATCTATTAGCACCATACCACATGCTATTCAATCTAGTCTGAGTAGAAGTACCAATCTTATGATCAGTTACATAAGTAACAGCGTTAAGAGCCTGCCACCAAGATCCTTTAGCGAAATTAGCTCCAGGCTGAGTTTCGAAAGAATCATAAGCTAACTGAGCAGTTCTAGTTAGTAACTTCTCTTTAGTATCTTTATCTTCTTTCTTAGATTCACCGAATACTTTACTTAAGAATTCTTTGAACTTAGCATCTGAAATCTGCTTAGAACCTAAATTCACAGCAATATCTTTATACTCATCCATTTTCTCTTGAGCAAGACCTAAAACCTTCTTAACCATTTCTGGATCGAACTCTTTTCTATGAGAGATTCTAGCAAAGTTCTGAGACTCAGTACCTAAAGATAAAGTTAAAGTATTATTACATACAACTCTAATAGGAGTAAATCTAACATCTACAGACTGACCAAACTGATGAGGGTTAGAGAATAAAAGAAAACCTTCTACTTTATCTCCATTGAATAATTCAAAGTCAGAAGAGATCTTTCCTAAAGCCCATACTTTCTTTCCGTTAAACAACGAACCTGCAGTATGCATCTTAATAGAACCTTCTTTACAAAAGCTCTCAAAAAACTGAAAAGCTTCCTTATTCTGAACTGGATACCATTCCTTACCAACGATATCTAAAGGTTGATCATCTGATTGTCTAATTAAGACATCTTTATTAGGAACACTTAACATTGATCCATCACTAGATTTATACTTAAGAGGAACTTTTTTAACTTCCCAGTCTAGACCAGCAGCTTCCATCATTTCCATAGGCATAACACCTTCTTTGAGTTCTACACCTAAACCATGCCAAGGCTTTTCACCTACATATGCCATTTGAGCTTTATTATCTACTATTTCTAATTCATGAGCCATATTCAAATCTCCTACAATTTATTTCTCAATTTCTTATACTATTATTATACTAACTTTTTTAAAAAAGTTTTTCTAAGACTAAGTTTTTTTTAAAAAAGTTTGGCCTGCCCTGAGAGATTCGAACTCCCGGCCTGCTGCTTAGAAGGCAGCTGCTCTATCCAGCTGAGCTAAGGGCAGTTAGAAAGGAATATAATCTAGATCATATCCATAAGACCAATGACCGTTATCTAGATCAAAAATACACCTATCAGCTAAATCAAAAGGAATCTCTTTTATATCAATACCGTACTTTTCGCCTTGTTTTTCGCAAAGTTCTATCTTCTTAATCTTACTATGACCAAACTTTGAATAAACTGGGCTTCCTACTTTTAACGTATTATTCATAAAAATCTCTCCTTAATTAAATTTATGAGGGGCTCTCTTACAATCACTTCTACCTAGGTATACCCCTCAGCGGTAGAAGCGGGCAGTTTTTAGATGAGGTTACGGTTCCTTGAGTCCTACCAGACTTGTAAACCTCTGAGACTGTCGAGCCTATCGCTCTCCCTTATTCAGCCTCTCAACCTTTACTATCGCTATGTCATTTTATATTTCCTTTTCTTCATTTTATACTTTATTATAACCTCTTTTTAATCAAAAGGCAACTACTTTTTTAACTAATTCCTAACTCTTTAGCAACTAATTTTCTACCTTGATCAAAACCAACATGACCTCTAGCTTCTAATGAATCATTCATTGCTTCACTCTCAGTATAAAATCTATCCTGATGAGCTATATTGATCTTAGTCGCTAGAGCAGCACCTACTGAAGGATACTTATTAATAAGTTGAGTAGCAAGTTCATCTTGCTCTTCTGAACTCATTGCTTCTAATAATTCTACTAAATCTGTAATCTGCATATCTTTCCCTCTCTTCATTTTATACTTTATTATAGCCTACTTTTAACCATAAATCAACTGTTTTTTTCATTATTTTTAAAAAAAGTAAAGATTTTTTGTATTTCATCATAATCCCATTTACGCATTTCAGTAATACCAGAGATCTTATTAGGTTCCCACCAATTATGAAAAAACTCTTCATTCTTATCTTTACAGATACCCATCATAACTGTTTTCTCTAAATGCTCAGCTTCTAATCTTGTATACTTTTGTTTAGTACTATACATAACTTTAATATCAGAGAAATGCTCAGAGATAGGATTAGGTTCATCAATACCTCTATAGTTAAGTCTAGTCATAGCATCTTTAGAACTTGTAATTCCAACCTTATATACTACTCTAGGTTCAGAATCAGTTCTTTTTAATTTTGCTAGATAGACCTTGTATCTTTTTTCTGTTTTAAAATCCATAATATTAACTCCTTAACTCCTTTAACAGTTTGACCATAAACTGTTCCGTATTCATGATACGAACCGCACCATCTATTTTCTTTTACACTTTTAAATACTTTAACTGAAGGTTCATCTTGTAAGAAATATTCTATACCTCCAGTTTCTTCGTTACGTGCTCGTATCCACATCTTCAAACTTACTTTCAACTTCTTTAATATGCTTACACTTAGCATAAGCAATACAATCACAAGAAAAACCATGATTAGTCATTTCAACACTATAAGTATTACCTTTAGATCCTTTGATAGGCCAAATTATACCTACCCAAGGATGATTCTTAGTATTGATATCTTCAGCTTTATGACTAAACATAAGGTCTGAATCCTTCTGACTGTATTTCTGACCAAGCAAAGTCGACCATCTCTCCTACGACATCTGCTTCGATCCAGTTATACTCTTTACTGCTAAGCTCTTCAGCTTTTTTTACAGCTTCTTCGATACAATCTGCATCCTTAACTATTTTAATAATAGCATCTTCGAATTTCTCTTCTAAATCCATGATATATCTTTTAGTATTTGACATTTTATTTCCCTTCTTTTCTAATTTTATACTTTATTATAACTACTTTTCCTACAAAGTGCAACTGTTTTTTTCCATTTTTCCAAACTTTATTAAAGAAGCTTCTAACTCTTTAACCATAACATATCTTTTAATAAGCTGCTTTTTTACTTCTTCTTTTAATTCTCTATTAATCTGATAAGGTAAAGTATCAACTAAAATTCTAATAATTTCTGGCTTATTAGAACTGCTTAAAATATTTGCTTTTAATCTTGCTACTGAAATTGGTCTAGTCATTTTATTTCCTTTTCTTTATTATACTTTATTATCGTATACTTCTCGTCAAAAGGCAACTAAAAAAGGGCTCAAAAGCCCTTTTTTTTCTCTAATATTTCTATTTGTTCTTTAAGTTTAGCATTCTCTTCAGATAATTCTTTTATTCTAATTAGAAGCTTATGGTTATATTCTGTTTCATCAGCTATTGTTTTTTTCAGCATGTCTAACTCGTTCATGTACTACCTCATCAGCTAAATTATATTCTACAGCTTCTGCTGCTGTCATAAAGTTATCTCTATCCATATCTTTTTCAAGTTTTACAAAACTATGACCTGTATGTCTAACATAAATTTCAGTTAAAACTTTTTTCCATCGCTGCAGTTCTTTGAAAGCTATTTCTACTTCAGTAGCCTGTCCTGAAGCACCACCTAGAGGCTGATGAATCATATGTCTGCTATTTGTAGTTACTAATCTTTTAGCTCCTGCACAAGCAAGTAAAGAGCCCATCGAAGCTGCTTGACCAGTAACAATGGTAGTTATTGGAGACTGAATATACATCATAATATCATAGATAGCCATTCCAGCTACTACACTACCTCCAGGTGAATTTATATACATATTAATAGGTGCTTTAGGGTTTTGACTCTCTAACCATAACAAAGTAGCTACTATATGATTACTCATATTTTCTTCTACTACACCATTTAAAAATAAAATTCTATCTTTAGCTAATCGAGTATAAACATCGTAAGCTTTTTCTCTTCCATCTTTTTCTGTTTCAATTACTGCTGGAAACGGCATTTAAATACTCCTTCGCTCTATCATCAAATACATTTGATCTATTTTTTATACTTCCTTTAAGATGTACTATGTAACCATCTTTATATCTTTTATCCATTTGATTCCAATACTGATGCATCGGAACTATGTTAACACCTGACTCAACTGCAGCTATGTTAATAGCTGATTGATCATCTGACCAGAGACCTCTAGCTGTTAACCATTCTTCTATTTGTTCATGTGATAAAAAAGGTTTCATCTTAAGTATAGTGTTTCTATCTAATAGTAATACTCCAGAATTAAAATAATTTTGTCTATATTTTTCTATTAAATGGCTTTTATTAATTCTTGATAAGTGATCAGGTTCTTTACCTTCATCAAATATTTTACCTAATCTACTTACAGCATGAAAACCTTCATCTGGGTAATAATCAATAATATTAGGACTGTCTGGGTAATAATATACATCTGTATCTAAATACAATATTCTATCATATTCAAGGTACTTATCATCTCTAAAAATTTTAAATATTTCAAAGCAAGGAGATCTATGTTTAGTTTCTCTCTTACCTTCTAAAGTATAATCCCAACCAAATCTCTGTGCGGCTGCTCCACTAAAAATAACTGACTTAGATTTAACATCGTCATTTCTTTCTTTTAATACGGATGCTGTAGCTGTAGTTCTATCTTCAATATCTGTATACTGATCTTGGAATATATCAATTTGAATTAAAAGAGTTTTCAAATATCTTGACCTTTATTTTTAAGACTATTGTATATTTCTAAAGCACCTTCTTCACTTACACATCTCATACTATAATGTTTCTCATGACTATCTAACTGAGGGTACCTTTGTATTAACGTATCTCTGAGATTCCATTGTTGCTTTACCATAAACTCATGACATGTTTTATATGATTTAAAAATATAATCACTGTTAACCACAACATGAGGTTCAACGTTAGGTTGAAGATATAATAATGCTATAATGTACCACTTCATTTTACTATGCTGTTATTAGTCATTTTTTTATAAATTGAATGTAGTATATAAAACCAAACACCGTTAATTGCAGGCTCTACTAATGCAACAAGGCCAGCTTCCCATATACTTGCTCCTGTCATTGTACTAACAACAGTCATAGCTATTACAATATGACCTAGTGTGTAGACAATAGCTAGAGATATACTACTTCCGCCTATTAATCTTTTTATTACTTCAAAAATTCCTGATGTAAATTCTGTCATTTTATTATCCTTAATATTGTTATAGTCAATGATAGATATATGGATTTTGTTTCTTATCGTTTTTCTTCTTAAAGAGTCCTTTAAACCACATTCTAAATCTAAGCCAATGTATAAACATCTTTATACCTTTCATAAAAAATATTTCCAATTAACTCATTTCCTTCTTTATTAGGATGACCATCTAACTCTGAAATAAGTAATTCTTTTTCTGTTATTAAATCACAAAAGGTATCTCCTCCTAAGTGTCTATAAAAAGGCCAACCTATAAAGTGTTTCTTTTCTTTATCTAATATATAACTGATTTTTCTAGGTTTGTTTTCAAAGTTTGTAAGGAGAAGTTTTGATAGTTCGCTATTCCAACCTTTGTTTATTCTAAGTCTTTGTATGAATCCCATTTGTACTAATCTATTAAGTTCCCATACTGATATAGGGAAGACTCCTTGAGCAGCTATAATTTGAGCACCAATAGATTTAGCATATTGAAATAGAGCATACATATAACCTAAGTTATCACTAAACATAATATCTAAACCATGGTCAGTAAACATTCTCTTAGCAGAAGCTGCAAAATTCATTCCCATGTCTTCCCAAGTTTTTTTCATAACTTCTTTTTTAAACATCAGAAAGTTATCTATGTTATCAACGTCATCTAAATTTTTTATTTTTTGAAGTAATTTATATTGTTTATCGTAATCTTCATCTTGAACAAAGTAAGATTTATAAACTTGAAACATAGATGTAATAGGTTTACCAGAGGTAATCTCACTCCAGTTTAACAATTCATAAGTTAGATTAGTTTTTATTTCTGTACAAGGTATAGTATATCTATCAAAACCACTCCATGATACAAAGATAGCTTTAACATTACTTTCACCTACTTCGGTACATTTTCTTATGATCGAATTAAAAATCCATCTATTACATGCACCGCCTTTACCTAAGTCAAACCATTTATCTTCTTTAATTCCTAATTTTTTTCTTAGGTGAGCCATCCACATATCATACTCAACAGTATAATTTGGATCTATATGTTTAAAATCTGGATCTGAATAACTACAACCTGATGTAATGTATATGTCACGCTTCATTTTCTAAATTCCTTAAATCTGCTTCTGCTTCTTCTGGAGTTAAATACGGACCTATCATTTTAAAATCACCCTTAGGACTAAATTCATAGATGTACCAACCTGTATCTCCATATATACTAGGTTGTAGCTGGTACTGATACTTTCCTCGTTTCGAGGAAAATGAAGTTGACATAACCCTCTCCGTTTACAATATAAAAACCTTCACCATTATCTATCTGCTTTTGCCATTCATCTTCTGACATTATCTCTCTAAAATATGTCCAAGCTAGATCAATTGATTCATAAAAGTATATTTGAATATTAGATTGTTGTACACCTTTATCTGTTTCTGTACTTGTAGTTCTTCTTACAAATAGTTTTTCTTCACCCATTCTTCACTCACTTCTGTTGGATTAGGGGATCCGTGAAATATACACACTTTAGCTCC